TGCTGCGTTACCAAGAGAACTTGCTGTATTACTTAATTCAACATATCCGTAACGTGTCATAAAGCTTACGACTGGTTCGAATGTTGTTGGATCTAGTACAACACCACTGCTCATTAATGGAACGTATGGGCAGTAGAATGCTGCTGCATCGCTTTCGCTAGTACCTTTGTATCCAATAAGGATATCAGCGGTATCTTGAGCATATGTGTTAACATAAATCTTCATTGCGCCGTTTAGTGTACCAACAAACTTGGTGTTTGTTGGAGCTTCGAATGTACCTTCAGTGGTACGTGCAAAAGCTGATGTTGTTGCGCTTTGTAGAATTGTTAGTGTAAATGGACTTACAACTGCCCAGTTACCAGCGCCACGACGTGTACGCTGTGCAATGATGTTTGCAACACGGTTGATTTGAACTGCTAGAGCAGCATGTTCGTCACCAACGAATGTGGCTGTACCACTGACCTGTGCTTGGTTGTATGTCAACGCTGCTGTACCTGCCAAGCTGTTTAGGCTTGCTAGGATCTCTTGGTCAATCTCAGCAGTAATTTCTTGTGCTAGAGCTGCCATGATTTCAGCTTCGATGTCAATACCTTGTTGGGCTTGTGCGTCTTGAGCTGCCTCAAATGTCCAACGAGCTGATAGCTTACGTGTCTTAGCTTCAACTGTTTGCTTGAGGATTTGAATGCTCATACGCTTTCCAGCTACGCCTTCAAGAGCTGCTGTACTTGCAGCCTTACCAGTGCTAGCACCGGAATACTGCTCAGCAATCTTGAATGGGCTTAGTGCCTCTTCACCTGCTGTTACACCAACGATACTGCCGTCTTGACTGCCGGCAACACTGTCGCTATAACGAACACGTAGAGTATGGATTTGGCCAACTGGTCCAGTCATTGGTTGAACGCCTAGTAACTCGTTAGCGATAACGGTTGGCATAACACGACGGATTACTGGAAGAATCACGCGGTTTAGTGTTGCTACGTTGCCAGCAGATGTGCCACCAGCTGTTGCGCTCTCTGCGAGATACTTACGTGTATTCTCTAAAGTAACACCCATCACTGATTTCTTTGTACCTTGAAGACCTTCTAGTAGGGCCTCTTTGGTCTCCTGCCAACGACTTGTTAGTAGTTGTGACATTATATAATCTCCTTAATTATAGTCCAGCCAGGCGACGGATATCAACGATGTTACTATCGGGCTCGCTGCTGATTGTTGTTGTTGTTTCTCTGGTAACCTTGTTACCGGTAATTTCTTTTGCCTCTACAAGTGCCTGTCTTCTTTTTGGAGCACCGCCACCGTCGATAACGGTTGGCAAATACTTGTTAAAACTTTCATTCAATCTCTGAGTTTGAACAGTTTCCAAAAGCTCGCTCATAATTCCCTTTTGGTCTGAGTTCAATGGAGCCAATAGCTCACTCATGATTGCCTTTCTTTGAATGCTTTCTTTTAGTACACGAATTTCTGTCTGCTTGCTTTCAATGACCTTTTGAGCCTTTGATAGTACAGTGTGTGCTTCAGCAATCTCATAGTCCTTTTTATTAACGACTTTAAGTAATTTACTTGTTTCTGATTTCTCATTCAAGTAGCTGGATTGATATTCATTACTAAACGCTTCAAATATTCTACGTCCAAAATCTGCCTTTCTTGCTGCTTCAATATCTTCTTTTAGTTGTACTAATTCTCTATTCAAGTTCTTAGTGACTAAACCTTCAACCATTACGGCAGCACGTTTGACAAATTGTTTCTTCATCTGATCTAATGCAATACGACCTTCCTTGATCAACTTGACCTTGGTAGCTGCTAGATCTTTCTTATCTGCATAAAATTCTGCAATTTCATTAGCGAGCGCTTCAACTACAAATTCCTCTAACTTGAAAAATTTGCCTGCCATAACTTTTTGGTCTTCATGCAATTCTTTCACTTCGCCAGCTAAACTTCTAAGAACGAATTCTTTTAATTTTGCACTGTCTTGTTTCATTTTAACTGCATACTTGGCCTTAGCTTCGGCAAGTTGAGCACGGTCTTCAGCAAATTCAGCAATCTCAGGAGCCAATTGATCACCGATCATACGATCGATAGCTTCAACCATAACCTGACGATCATGCTCATAACGTTGACTGAATTCTTCTCTTAATTGTTGAGTTACTTGCTCACGATTCTCGGCAATGCGAGCCTCCCAAGCCTCTTCAATTTGAGCCTTAACACTTTCGCTAACCACATTGTTTTCAAATAAGCCTTTCAATACGTCCAACATGTGATTCTCCTTTTAGTGGAGTTTGTTTATTATTTCTAATAAACTCTCTTTGATGTATTTTTGTGCTTTCGAATCACCCTTGACCTCTTTCGCTATGCGCAAAGCATTATAACCACCTCTGGCATTCATAATGTGTTCATAAATTGGTGTAGGATATGCTCCAGGAGCACTAGGTTGAGCCACCACATCTACTGTAATGATCTCAAAATCGCTGACTTTGCCAGTGCCATCACCGCTGACGTTGCCAGAACCTCTGCTAGACACTCCCAACTTGACTCCACTTTCCAACATAGTACGCACTAGTTGGCCCATAGGTGTTGGCAATATCTTGAATTTTCCATAACCATTTGGACCGTCCATCCACATTTCAGTAATCATGTGTGACACACGGTCCAAATTGATCTTTAAGTCATCTGGATGATCTACTTCGCCCAAAACGCTATATCCGCCTGTAATTTGATCATTCAAAGTTTTGACAGCTCTTTCAATTTCATCTACAGGATATACTCTCTGGTTGGCATTTTTGATGCCTCCCTGAATGCAGATACCCTTCATGTAAAGGTTTTTGCCGTCTTGGCCGTCAGATTCGACCACCATGCGGGCTTGGTCGAAACTGAGATTTTCACGTAAGTAGTTCATCTATATGTTTACTTTGCTCTTCCTGGAGCGCCATTGATTGGACTGTCAGCACTTCTGTCACCATTGTCACCTGTGCTCTTCTTCTCAGCCCCATGTCCTGGCTCTTTCTTCTTAAATGCTGTCTTACCAGCCTTTCCGCCTGGAACATTAATGTTTCCACCATCTTGTAGCTGTGGCTTGCTGCCTTTGAATACACCAGTGCCTTTCAATTGTCCTTGATTAGCAAATGTTGGAGTCTCTGTACCGCCTTGATTTAAATTCTTAGCTGTACCGCCCATGTCATTCTTACCAGCTACGATTGACTTGGTGTTTACACCGTCGTCACCCATTTTTCCAAAGCTAGTATAGTCTTTACCACCGCCAACTTTTTCTACATACTCGCGAATAAAGTCTTCGTCAGTCTGTTCATCATCTGATTCTTCCTCTTCTTCATCTTCGTC